AGAGATTAGAAGATACTAATTGTTATGTTCTAACTGATGACTATAACGTATACAGATGTCTTGATAATAATAACAAAGCAATATCTACATATAAACCAGTTGGTACTGTTGTAGATCCAGTTATTATGCCAGATGGTTATATGTGGAAATTCTTGTATAGTATTCCAATTGCTTTACGTAACAAATTTTTGACTGACGTTTATATGCCAGTTGTTAACTCAATTCGCTCGCAGTTTTATTCTGGTGGTGAATTGTTAAATGTTAAAATTGATAATGCTGGACAAAATTATAGTTTTGCCAGTATTACTGTAGCAGGTGATGGTACTCTTACTGGTGACCCATTACTACTAAAATCACTAACAATATCTAGTCCTGGCTCTGGTTATACATCAGGAGCAGTTTTAACTATTGCTCCTCCATTTAATGGAGCAAATCCTTGGACTGCCAGTGTTGGTATTCTTCTTGGTCAGAAAGTAGAATATTTAAATAATATGTATGAGTGTACAGTTTCAGGCACTACTGCTACTCCTGGACCGAATCATAAATCTGGTGTTACTGCTAATGGAACTGCTGCTTTAAGATATATCGGCACTAGAGCAACAGGAACATTAACTCTAACAAGCGGAGCAGTTACTGGTTATATATTAAATGGTTCAGTATTAGATATTTCAATGAGTAATGGTGGACTTGGTTATACATCAACTCCAGTGTTGAATTTTACTGGCGGTGGTGGTAGTGGTTTTTCTGGCCAAGCAATTATGAATGGAACTTCAGTTGCAAGAGTATCTATTGCCAATTCTGGTGATAATTATACATCAATCCCCACTATAACTTTTGGAACACCATGGGTTGCTTCTACTTCAGTAACTATTGGTAGTCAACTGTATTTTTCAAATAGACTATATACTGTGACTGCTTCTGGGACTACTAGTTCTACTGCTCCTACTATCTCAGGTGCAATTTCTTCTATTCCAGTAACAAGCGGTGGTTCTGGATATACAAGCTCACCAACATTCACAGTTAGTGCACCCGATGTGCTTGGTGGTAGTGTTGCAGTAGTAGTTGCTACTCTTTCTGCTGGTGTTGTTACAGGGATTACAGTATCTTCAGGTGGCTCAGGTTATATTAACCCACCAACAGTAACATTTACAGGCGGTGGTGGTACTGGTTTAGTTATCGGAACTCCTGTTATGCAGACTGCAACTAATGGAACTGCTACTTTAAAATATGCAGGGGTTACTGCAACAGGTACAGTAAACTTAAAATATGGTTCAGGTTATTCTGAACTACCAACAGTAGCAATTACTCCTGTTAGCGCAGGGGGTGGCGCTGCAGGTTACTTTGTTGGTGTTCAATCCGCAGCTAAATTGATACCATTAATTGTTAATGGTCAAATTAAATCTGTTCAAATTGATAATGGTGGAACTGGATATACCTACGCAAACTTAACTGTTCAGGGTGACGGTGATTCTGCTTTATTAAGCGCAGATCTTTCTCCAGGTGATATTAATACCTTACAAGCTAATACTGAATTGCTTACTCCTGATGGACGTATTATGGCATATCCTATTATATCTGGCGGATATGGTTATGGCTCTGATTTTGAAATTACAATTACTGGTGATGGTACTGGTGCTGCAGCTACTGCTCGCGTAATTAATGGTAAGATTAATAAAATTGAAGTAACTAACTATGGTATTAATTACAAATGGGCAAGAGTATCGTTTGATAATGGTGGTGGAGTTGGTGCGATTGCTAGAGCAGTTATGGCACCATTCGGTGGACATGGTAAGGATCCAATTACAGGTATGTTCGCTAAAAGATTAATGTTCTATAGTAACGTATCTAAAGATACCAACCAAGGATTTAACGTAAATAACGACTTCCGTCAGTTAGGTATCATTAAAAACCCTCGCAAATTTGGACAGTATGGTAACTTAGCCAGTACACTGGCTTCCGCTTGTTATGTTGTTACAGGGTTTGTTGATGTTAATAGTTTTGCAGCTGACATGAATCTGCGTTTAGGAGATACTAGTGGACCACTTTTCAGAATAGTTTCCTTGACTAGCACTGGTCTTTTACTACAGTCATTAGAAAATGCAGTCCCTGTTGTTGGTAATGTATTTTTAAATCCAACAGGAAATACTTTTTCTGCATCAGGAGTTTCTCCTCCAACAGCAGATAAATATTCAGGACACTTACTGTTTATAGACAATAAAATAGCATTTACACCAACAGCTGATCAGAACGTCACGTTGAGAACTGTTATAAATTTCTAACATAAATAAACAAATAACTTAAAGAGTAAAAGAATGCTAGATTTCAATACCGAACCGTATAACGACGACTACGACGAAACTAAAAAGTTTTACCGTATTCTTTATCGCCCATCATTTGCGGTTCAGGCTCGCGAACTAACTCAAATGCAGAGTATTCTGCAGAATCAAATTAAGCACCATGGTGACGCAATTTTTAAACAGGGTGCTATGGTTATCCCTGGTCAATCATCGATCAAAACTGCTACGCAGGATGGTGGTGGTGCAGACTATGTAAAATTAACATCACTGTATAATGGTGTTGCGGTAGAAACATTTTTATCTTCCTTACAAGGTAAAACCGTAATTGGACAAACAAGTGGAGTTATTGCAACAGTATACCTTACACAAAGTGCTGAAAGTAGTGACCCAACTACATTATATCTAAACTACCAACAAGCAGGAACAAATACAACTTCTAAAACTTTTGCTGCAAATGAAGTTTTAATTACTGATGATTCCATATATTCAGTTCAAGTAGCTTCTGGTACTGGTTCAGTAGGTAAGGGTTCTACTGCAACAATTAATCAGGGTGTTTATTATGTCAATGGACATTTCTGTTTAGTTGATTCTCAAACTATTGTTCTTGATAAGTACAGCGCTGAGCCAACATATCGTATTGGTTTAAATATTAGTGAAGAAATTATTACTCCAGAAGAGGATGAAACTCTTCTAGACAATGCGCAGAACTCATATAACTATGCGGCACCTGGAGCGCATCGTTACTATATCGATCTAACATTTAAGAAACTTGCTACTGATTCTACACTAGATGCTAACTTTGTGGAATTGATTCGTGTTACTGCTGGTAATATTAACACAATTGTTAAGAATACTGAATACGCATTAATTGGTGATGAACTGGCTAGACGTACTTTTGATGAGTCTGGAAACTATACTGTTCGTGGGTTTGAAATTGATGTTCGTGAACATAGAAACAACAACCGCAACACATGGACTTCAAACACTGCATTTTTAATTGGTGATATTGTTTCTTATAATGGTCTTACATATACCGCTTTAAATTCTGGTACTTCAATAACAACCCCACCAACACATACTTCTGGTACTGTATATGATGGTCCAGGAGCAACAGGTATCAATTGGCAGTTTGATTCTGCGCCATCATATAATCGTGGTATTTATCTTGATGGTAATGAATCACAACTTGCTGTTGGTCTTGAACCAGGTAAGGGATATATCCAAGGCTACGAAGTTGAAAAAACTGGAGTTACATATATTCCAGTAGAAAAGGCCAGAACAACTGCGCAAGCTACTGCTTCAGTTATCGATACAACTATCGGTAACTATATTTTAGCTACTAACATTAATAATATACCGCCTGTAGATACTTTAGATAGAGTTGTATTATATAATACAATTACTGGTTCATCAAATCGTGGAACTGGTCAAGGGCTTATTGTTGGATATGCTAGAATCCGTTTTATGGAATGGCACAATAGTTTACCATTTGGATATTCCGCAACATATAAACTTGGTTTATTTGATGTTCAAATGAGACCTGGATATGGGTTTAATACTGATGTAAAATCAATTTACTATGATCGTAATGATCCTAATTTAAATTTCACAGCAGATATTGTTCCTGTTATTACTCCATTACTTGGTTCAGTTACTGCTTCTAGCACAACTATTACTGGCAATGGAACATCATTCTTATTAGATTTAAAAGTTAATGATTTAGTTCTTATTGGTGGTAGTGCAGGTAGTTACCGTAAAGTATTAACTATTGGTGGTCAGGGAACTATTACTGTTGATTCTGCAATCACAGTAACTGGTGCAACTATTGCTCGCGCCACTACTGAAATTTTGGAATCAGACAAACAAACTTTATTATTCCCATTGGCACACTATGGCGTTAAGACAATGCGCACCTCTGGTACTGGTGGTGTAAATAATACAACTTTCTATACATATCAAACCTTTACACAAACTGCAACTGGAACTGCATTAACACTTAGCACTTCTGGCACCTTTGCTTCTGCGTCTGAGACTGATAACTATATCGTTGTTGACAACAGTGCTTCTGCTGGTGGTGAAATTATAACTCCAGTCGCAATCACACCAGCTGGATCTACTTGTAGTATTACATTACCAGCTGGCCAATCTGGTCGTTCTATTTCAGTTATTGCTGCAGTTATCCGTAATGGTTCTGGTTTTGAAAAGACTAAAACTTTAACAAACGCTACTGAAACTTTTACAGCAGCTATTGATGCCCAAGCAAATATCATCTACTTAGATAAAGCTGATATATTTAAACTTGTTAGTGTAACTATGGCTCCTGGATCTGCATTTGGCACCACTCCTTCAGGTAGCGCATATACTGTTGATATTACAGATCGTTTTGAATTTAATAATGGGCAAAAAACTACCCACTATGATTTGGGAACACTAACATTAAAACCATCTTTTGCTGCTCCATCAAATCCTATAAAAATAACGTATCAATACTTTGAGCATGGTGCTGGTGATTATTTTGATGTTAATTCATATAGCGGTATTGACTATAAACAAATCCCGTCAGAGTTAAGAGATGCTATTGATTTCCGACCACGTGTTGCAAATAGAACCGCTGGTACTGTTAGAAACTTTATTGGCACTGGTGGCATTGTTTCTGGTATACCAAAACGTGGAGAATCTGTAGTAGCTGATTACAGCTACTATCTACCACGAAAAGATAAAATTGCCATAGATTATAATGGTTTAATCTTTAATATTAATGGTGTTTCCTCATTAACACCTGGATTCCCAGCTGACCCTGCTCTTGGTATGGTTATGTATACTATTGAATTAGAGCCATATACTTTTGGTACTGCATCTGATAGTATTCGTATTGTTAAACTTGACAACAAGCGTTACACAATGCGTGATATTGGTAAACTTGAAACTCGTATTAATAACTTAGAATACTACACAGCACTATCTTTACTCGAGCAAGAAACTCAGTCTATGAAGATTACTGATGGTACTGGTCTTGATAGAATGAAGAATGGTTTTGTTGTTGATAATTTTAGTAGCAGTAATTTAGCAGATAACACTTCTGCTGATTATTTCTGCTCTATTGATATGAACAACAATCAATTACGTCCATTTTACACAATGCATAATGTTAATTTACTAGAAAAATTCTCTAGTAATTCCGATAGAGCAAATGCGCACTATCAGTTGACTGGTGATATTATTACTTTACCATATACAAATACACCACTAATTACTCAAACATATGCATCGCGCATAGAAAACATTAACCCATTTGCTATTTTTACTTTCTTGGGTGATATTAGACTTAATCCACCTACTGATGATTGGTTTGAAACTGCTCGTGCACCTGACATTGTGCAACAAGTCGAGGGTAATTATAATGCAATCGCACTCATGGCTGAAAAATCTGGTGCGCTTGGTACTGTTTGGAATGCGTGGCAAGATCAGTGGACTGGTACCACAGCCTTAACAAGAAGTTATACTCAATGGGAAGGTACTCGCGAATTTCGTTATGATACTTTGGCGACTCCAGTCGGGCAGTCAAGAAATGGTGTAAGCACAAAACTTCAGTTGAAAACTGAGTACCAACAAGTTGATGATCGTATTATATCAACTGCGGTAATTCCTTATATTCGCTCAAGAAATATTCTTATCCAAGCACATAAGTTGAAGCCAAAAACTAAATTCTATGCATACTTTGATGGTGTTGATATTAGTGCTTACTCAAAACCAGCATCTAAACTTGTATATACCCCTTCTTCTGGTACATTTGATTACACTAGTAATGTGGGTGGACAAGCTGGCGAACTTAAACGTCGCATTGCCAATGACCCACAAGTTTGTTTAAACACTGGTGATGTTATTAGTAATGGTGCTGGAACAGCTTCTGCTGTTGTTGTTAATAGATATATTGATGAGAATGATGCTTATTGTTTAAGTATTGTAAATATTAAAGGATCGTTCTCTGCTAGCGATACTATTTCTGGTTCTATCAGTAGTGCTCAGGGTGTTGTGGTTTCTGTGACAACACCGACAGAATTAATCACTACTGCTGGTGGTGATGTTGAATACCTTTTCAACATACCCAATACTGAGGCAGTTCGTTTTAGAACTGGTACTCGAGAGTTAAAAATGATAGACTCAGCAACATATGCTGGTGACTATACTTCTCGTGGTCTTGTAAATTATGTTGCTAATGGTATATTAGAAACTAAACAGGCTACTATTAATGCAGTTCGTAATGGTTTATTAGTTCAAGAACAAATAAAAGAAGACCAAACAATCTTTAGAACTACAACTAATAGAACATGGACTGGTGCTTGGTATGATCCATTGGCACAATCATTCTTAGTTCAACAAAAGGGTGGAGCATTCCTAACTGGTATTGATATTTTCTTTGCAACTAAATCAGATACTATGCCAGTAACTTTGCAAGTTCGTGAGATGGTTAATGGTACTCCAGGAAAAACTATCCTTCCTTTCAGTGTTGTTACTAAACGTGCTGTAGATATAAATCTATCAGCTAACTTTGTCCCAATGCCAGATGGAACTCAGAAACATAGTTACGATACACCTACTCGATTTACTTTCGACAGCCCAGTTTATGTTCAAGATGATACTGAATATTGTTTTGTTTTACAGTCAGATTCAAATGATTATAATGTTTGGATCTCTTACATGGGCGACCAAATCCCTGGATCAGGAAGAGCAATTTCAGTTCAACCATACGCTGGCGTGATGTTTAAATCTCAGAATGCGTCTACTTGGACTCAGGATGATAATGCTGATATTAAATTTACTATTCATAGAGCACAATTTGATACTTCTGTTATAGGTGATGTTCAATTTGTTAATGATATTTTACCGTATGATACATTAGACACAGATCCATTCGAAACTGCTTCTGGTTCATCATTAGTTCGTGTTTGGCATTATGATCATGGAATGACTACAGGTTCTACTGTTAATATTTCTGCTGTTGATGCTAATGATCTTGGTACTGGTACTATTACTGCATCAACAAGTAGCGAAACTGATACTGGTGTTGGAACTTCGTTTACTACTCAACTAGCAGTTGGTTCTGCTTTGTATAATTCACAGGATGTATTAGTTGGTTCTGTTTCAGCTATTGCAAGTAATACTTCTTTAACACTGTCATCTAATGCTGGTGTTGCTGTTACTGGGTCATCATTCCAATACGTTGCTCCTATTAATGGTATACCTGCGATTCAAATATATACTACGCATATTATTGGTAACTTAGATATGAATTGTTACACCATTAGTGTTGCTGGCAGCGCAACTGTTTCTGGTTATACTGGTGGAACTTTAGTAAAAGCCTCTAAGAATATTCAGTACGACATAATTAATCCAACTATTCAGATGCAGACGTTCTCTGACACTGCAGTTAATTTTGGAATTAAAACTACTACAGGTG